TCAGCTATTACTGCGGAATGTATTTTTGATTTTTTTCTCTGAAAAGAAATCATTTATTACACTATCAAAAATATCTACTGCTTCATCATCCATTTCAGGAGTGAATGTTACATATCTATCTAAGGTTACTTGAACTGAGGCATGACCAAGTCTTCTTGATACTGCTTTGACATTTGTTCCAGCTTCTAGTGCTTTAGTTGCATAGAAGTGTCTCAATGTATGAAATCTAAATTCCTTGTTGTATGGTTTAAGCTTCTTTTGGATATTTCTTCTAACATAGCTAGGTCGCTTTAGATAACCTTTTGAATCACTACACACATATTTACCCCCTCCAAATGTTTTACCGTAGAGAAGGGCGAATTTATCCAAATTAGACTTATACTTTTTTAACATTTCTATCAAATCATTAGAAACTTTAATATTTCTAATCGATGTAGGGGTTTTTGTTGCAATTTCATGAATACCACCAATTTCACTTATTTGTTTATTGATATCTAATGTGTGCTTTTTAAAATCAACATCATCCCATGTCAAACCGAATATTTCAGAGCATCTTGCACCAGTGTAAAGAGCAATGTAGAAAGAAATGTATTCTGGATCAGTTTCATGGAATAGGGTAGGGATTAGCCTCAAGGTATCTTCATCTGGTAATTCATAATTTAAACATTTATCTTTTTTATATTTTTTCTTCCTGATATAGAGATATGGATTATTAGCTATAAATCCTTGATCAAATGCTAAACGAAGCATTTGTCCTAAAACGATATGAACATTTTTCATAATGTATTTAGTTAAGCGCTCAGATGCTTCTGTAATAAAGTTTTGAACCACCATGACATTTATATCTTTTAAATATAAATGTCCTAAACAAGGCTTAATATGATTGTTGTAGACCCCTGTATATCCATGCATTGTATTTTCTTTTAATGATTTGTTTGTTGCTTCATTTTTCAACCAATAATCATACAGTTCGTTTACAGTCATTTTATTTTGAAGATTCTGATAGCCCATTCGATTATGCGCATCAAGCTTGATTTTTAAATTTTCTTTTGCTTCTTTTAAAGTAGCCCCATAAGCATAAATTCTTTTAGGATTCCCGTTTTCGTTTTTACCAACAACTTCATTTACTTCATATGTATATTTACCATCTTTTTTCTTGATTTTTCTTGCTTTTGACATAAATCACGTCTCCTTTCGTATAATAAAACGCCTATGGACATAAACAGGCGTAATATATTTAATTAAGCTTCAATGCTTTTTCTTTTTCAAAAGCTATAATCATTTCAGTTATATCAATCATATCTTCAGGACTGACAGTATGATCAACAGCTAATATTGAATTTTCATAGACATCTATATAATCATCTAACATTTCAGGATGATTATCATAAATGCAATCTAGGTTTTTATCGTGGTTGGTATTTTTCATATTATTGTTTCTTTAGTTCAACTACTTTGCTGACACCTTGCATAGAAGCGGTAAATGAAAGAATATCATTTTTATATGTAAATTCTTTTGTATCATCATTTGAAGCTAATAGTGCATTTTTAGTTTTTTCATGGTCATTATTAGATATCCATGAATATTCACTAGTGGCAGTAGTAGGAGCATCATATGAACCAACCCAATAAGTTGCTTTTGTTTTTCCTTCATCCGTCACCCAATCGATAGAAATAACGTTATCAGAAATTGTAGCTTCTATCCATGTGTCCTCATTTTCATCTGATTTCCAAGTCCCTGTTAAATTTAAAGGTTCTTTCTTTTCTTCTTTTTTTGTTGTAGTTGTTTCTTTAGATGTTGTTTTGTCTTTTGGATTGCTATTTCCACATGCAGTTAGAGATAGAGCTAAAGCTCCAATTAATACTAGACTTAATAATTTTTTCATTTGTTTTTCCTCTTTTCTTATTTTTTTTGAATTTTTCTTTTTCTAGGTTTAAATACATAACCTCTTTCGATTTTTTTCTTGTAATCATCTATCCATTCATCAACAAGAATTTTATTATCATCGTGATGATAAACATTGTCTGAATATGATTTTTCATCATAAGGTTCATACCATTTTGTGTCTTTATATTTTTCTAAGACTTCTATTGATTTATCAATTCTATTCATTTTCATATATATTCTTGATACTTGCCCGGGTGCCCATGAATAGTATGGAGCGAGAGTATACGCTTTTTGAAAAGCTAATAATGCATTTTGATAGTCATATTCTCCTTCATATGCTTCTCCAAGCCATGATAATATGGTTGCAATGTGAAAATTCATAGCATCAAAGTTACTCATTTTATAGAGTGAAATATAAATAGGATCTATTTTTATGAACCGTTCTTGATACAGTTCATTTGTAAGATAGTTCAAGAATATTTCTATACTTTCTTTTCTATGAGATACTCTTGAATTGTGATATGCCTCACATAAATAATATCTGCTTTGAGGGGTGTTGTATTTTTTTAAAAGATTTATAGCGTAATCTAAACGTTCTTGCCTTGAAGAAAAACTATCTATAATTTGTGGCGATTTATCACTCAATAAATCATGTCCGACATAATCAACGTTAATTAAATCTTTTGCGATGCATATTTCCTCTGTACACATAAAACTTCCTCCTAAATAATTTTCTCATTCAGTGAATACCAAATCTTTAATGGTATTCCTTTTTCTTTTACAATAAATTCAATATTTTCAATATCTTTTATATTATGTAGTTCTTCATACATCAGTAATCTAATAGCAAATTCATTTGCTTCTCTTTCTAATCGTGTTTTATAAACTCTTCTTAGAAAATTAAAACTGATGTCTTTATCAAAATGCAGGACATAGTGTCCCAACTCGTGTGCTATAAGAAAATTTTCATAAGCACAATCTAAATCATTTCTAACAAATATGTATCCTTTAGAATCAACAATCATCAGTCTTGAATCTAAAGTCTTTGCTTTGAAATCTTGATATTGGATAGATACATCCAAGTGATCAGCAATTTCTTTTACATTTGATGTTTTAAATTCATAAAATAGAGCTTCTATTTTACTGTTTATATTCATTCATAAGCACACTCCTTTAAATAATATTATTTGTGCTTTCTAGATATAATCTTCAACATATCAGCAATATCACCTGCCATTTCCATGATTTCATCATCAGACATATTTTCTAAATCATACCCACCAAAATCGGCTACCATTTCTTGTTTTAAAATGAAGCTTAAGGCTTCTTGTGGGGTAGAGAAAGACATTTGAGAATCATCTGATTTATATTTGGCATCACTTCTACCTAATAAGTAATCAATAGTTACATTAAATATATCTGCAATCCTTTCTAAAGTTTCATAATCAGGTTGTCTATCGCCACGTTCCCACTTACTTATTGATCCATTAGATACTTCTAGCAAATTAGCAAGTTCAGTCTGATTTAATTTTTTTTGCTCTCGCAATTTTTTTAGCCTCATTGCAAAGCTTATTTTGTTTGTCATTTTATTGCCTCCTATATAGACAAATTGTCTAATCTATAATTAAAGTATAATATATTTGGACAAATTGGTTAATATATTTGGACAAATTGGGCAAAAATAATTGACAAATGGACGAACTGTAGATATAATGAAATTGTAGTTGGACGATATGTCCAATATTGGAGGTGATTACTATTGCAGTTGTCAATTATAGAAGGTACTACGGTTATACACAGCAAGATTTCGCAAATCTTATAGGAAAAGATAGAAAAACGTACTGTTTAAAAGAGAAAGGTCGTATTAATTTTTCTCCTCGAGAAATGTTGTTGATTAGAGATGAATTAAGAAAATTTGATAAATCATTAACTATAGATCAAATTTTTTTTACTTCAAAAATGGACAAAATGTCCAAATCAAATTAAAGCCGTTGTACGTTATGTCTTAAAGCACAAACATATTTTAACTGATATTTGATGAAGTTTCCTAAAAAGACACTTTATTAAATACAAGAATTTGGAGTTTTTAGAAAGGAGAAAAAAAACTATGGATGAAACAAGAGAACAATATCTAGAAAGAATTATTAATGGTTCAACAGCTTACATCAATGTCAAAGAAAGAAGAGAAGAAAAAACAACAGAACAAATCATTAATGATTACGTTGGTGTTCTAAATCAAATTTTAGAAATTCTAAACATGGAAACTTTAGAAGATGAAGAACTTCATTATGTAAAACATTCATTAAGAAAAAGGTTTGAAGGTTCTATCTTACTTGGAATTTAGGAAAGGAGAGGTAATCATGGCAAGAGAATTGTATGGTCCGCTGTTTTCAGTTAAAAAAGCTGCGAATTATTTAGGAATTGGAATAACTCGTACTTATAAGCTTGTTAATACAAATATTTTGAAAAGTATCAAGGACAAAAATGGTTCGTTGATTGCTAAAAGTGTTCTTGATGATTACATCGAAGAACAGTACCAAAAGAACGCAAGTTCTTAAAAATTAAATAAGTAATTACTGGTCATCAAGGAGCCAATCTCAAGTCTCCGATAACAAAATAGCATTGATGATTTACTAACTACAGACATAAAAAAGAACTAATACCATACAAGTTTTTATTTAAAGAGGTTGGTTCCTTGATGGCTGGTAATGGAAAGGAAAAAAATTATGACTAAAGAAGAACAAGTTGAAATTATTAAATTCAAAATAAAACATGAAATAGAATATTTAGAAGAGCTTGTTGAACGTAGAAATAAGGCAAGAAAAGAATTTCATAAATGCTATAAAAATCAATCCGATCTTGATAACTGCCATATGGCCGTTTCTGCTCAAAAAACATATTTAAATGGTGTTCTTGATACTGCATATGATTTAAAACTTATTTCCCAAGATGAATATAGCGAGTTACGTGAGCAAATATTCAATAAAGTTTTTAGAAAGGAAGCTAAAGATGGATAGAAATTCATTAATACTAGTGTGTTGCATTCTGATGATTATCATTGCGGTTTTATTACACATGTTAAGAAAATTCAAATGGTATCAAAAATCCTACTATGAATTAGCAAATAAGATTACTAAAGATAGAAGAGATAGAAAGATGCTGGTTCGTGCGGACAGGGAAATGATCAAGAGTGAAATAGATAAAAAATTTCTAGCAATTCTTAGAATTTCTCAAAGAGAAGATTATCCAAGAAATCGTTTTGAATTGGGCTATGAATCAGGAAGATTTGAAGTAGAAGTCAAAAACTTATTTCTATCAGGTGGACTTACAACACATGAGGAAAAGTTCCTTAAAAAATGTGAATACATTGCAATGTTTGAAGTGAACGAAAAGGAGGTGTAACTTATGAAACTTTCGGCAAGAGGATTGGCCACAATCATTATTATCGGTTGTTTTATCGCTAACTGTTTAGCAATCATAGTCAGGAGTATATAAAAAAGGTGCCTATTTCTAGGCACTCAACATAACAAGTAAATTCTAAGTCATTAAAGGAGAAAATGCAATATGAAAGTCAAAAAAAGAACATATTTTCTTATTTCAATATTAGTGATGTTTTGTATCATCGCTCCAATCTGTTATTACCAAAACAAGTTGGATGCATATGAAACAAAGATTCAACAACAAAAGGGAAAGATTTCTCTTTTGGAAGATTATTACAGTGATGCTTTATCTGATAAGAATCGCTTTGAAGATTTATATGACAGTGTTCAAGAGGATAACAAGTATCTCATAGCTCAATTAGAAGAGCTTCAAAAATGAAGAACTCTTGGCCAATTTACTGTTACTTACTATTGGCCTGGAGAAGATATTTACGGTCGTTTAACTTCTACAGGTGCTATTGCTGAAGAAGGAAGAACCATAGCGGTAGATCCTTCAATCATTCCTTATGGTTCCATAGTTTTAATCAATGGCAAGGAATACGTAGCTCAAGACTGCGGAGGAGCGATTAAGGGCAACAAGATAGATATCTTTGTTGACAGCCCAAAAATGCAAAAGTACACAGTAGAAATCTATATAAAAAGAGAGGAATAGAATATGACAAAAAAAGATTTAGAAGACATTATCCAAACAGCTAAAGCTGCAGGTGCAAATGTCAAAGTTGTTCAAGTTGGTTCAGCAGAAAATGAACCTGTAGAAAGACCAATGATTCCATTACTCAAATTAGAAGTTGGAATCAAAAAAGAAGGTGATGAACTTAAAGTTATGCCAACTGATGATTGGTGTTTCTTAGGAAGTATTTTTCTAGAAATGGCACCAATTGATATTGACATTGAAAAGGTCAAAGAAATGTTTACACCAGCAAAAAATGCTTTCAATCATTGCTGTAATGAATTGAATAACTACATCCAAGAACACTTTAAAGGAGCATTAGAAGATGAAAAAGAAAGAATTAGAAGAAAGAGTTGCTGATATTGAGGGTTCAATCATGTGTATGGAGTGCAAGGATCATCTAGATAGTGATGATTATCTTCAACTTGGTTATCTCAATCAGGAATTAGCACAATGCAAAAAGGATCTAGAAAATGGAAACTACGAACTATGAGGAGTTTTTTCCTAACTGCAACATTGACTATGTAAAAGATGAAAAACATTGGCATAGTCTAAGAGGAAAAGGAATCGGTGGTTCTGATGCAGGAATTGTAATGAACGTCAATAATTACAAGACTCCTTATGAATTGTGGGAGGAAAAGACAGGTGCTAAAAAGCCTGTATTTCAAACGAGTGAAGCAATCGAAAAAGGAAATGCATTGGAACCTATCCTCATTGAATTGTTCGGTGTCCTTTATAAAAACAAGTTTGAATTGATTGATACAAAAGATATCAGTTTATCAAACAAGAAATATCCTTTTCTTAGAGCAAATCTTGATGGGGCAATGATTGAAATTGCAACTAAAGAAAAATGGGGATTGGAGATAAAATCAACAACCATTCAAAACGGAGCAATGCTCAAAGAGTGGACTAATGATCATATTCCAATATGCTACTACTTCCAAGTTCTGCATTACATGATTACAACGGGATTAAGACATTTTGTCCTATATGCCATTCTTGATATTCCTTGGGCTAACAACGGTGCAGGAAAGCAAGAAACAAGAGTTGTATATCTACATTATGATGATTTGGTGCTAGATGCAAAATATCTATTTAAAACGGAATTGTGGTATTGGAACTTGATTAAAACTAAAACGCCACCGCCATTTTTAGAAAACAGAAATAAAGAATTAAAAGAAGTCAATTAGAAAGGAAAAGTTCACAATGAATGAAATTAGCAAGTTATACGTAGTTACAGTCAATATTGCAAATGAAAAATATTATTTATCCAGCTTATCTGGAACTATTTCCAAATGCATCTGTGATTCGTTAATTTTTCCAAACGAAAATGTAGCATGTTTTTATGCTACAAGAATGGAAAATATTTATCAAGATTCTTTAGGGAAAGTAGAATCAGTTGCTTTTCATGAACTCATCTAAGGCAAATTGGTTTATGGAACATTGATCTAACATTTTATGTGAAAAAGAAATCAGATTCAATATATCAAGACAATTATCTAAACTATCGTATGAATAAATTTTAGGTGTATGAGCTTTAGGGTTTCGCCCGATTTGAGCAATTGAAAGCAAAATATTTTTAAGTCCGCTATATAAATTTTTTTCAGTATCGGTTTTAAGGGAATTAAAAACAATTATTGGGTATTTTAAATCAAAACAAGTATATATCAATCTATTGCCATCAAGGTTTATGCCAGTCATTTTTCTAATCCTATCGTATACGGATTTAGACGCTTCAAAAATTATAGAAAAGTAATCTTCATTAACAATATCTTGAGTGCAAAATTCAAGAATTTGAGGATGAATATTTCTTTCAATTAGTTTTGATTTAAGTAAATCGTATCTTTCGTTTGCTTGGGTTCTGGTTTTAGAAGATTTAATTAAATGAATATTGCCATCTTCCTGCACCTCATAGCCGTAAAAAGAAATGCATTTATTTATTTCATTAATAGATGATTTATATTCATTGTTATCAGAAAACCAGCTACTTGTTGGATGGAATACATATTTAATTATTTCTAAAACTTTGTTTCCACAATCGTAAGTAGTTTGAGTTTCTCTCATCACGAAATCTAATCTTCTCCATTTAGTGGACTGATTACTATTGTCTTCAATATTTAGCTGCTCAAGCATTTTAGTGATTGTGCTTCCAGTCATAATGCTGCCAATTATTCTACTGATAGTTTCTATAGATTGTGCGTCAAATTTATTTATAAGTGTCATTTTAATTTACCTTACTTTCTATCTTAATTTCAGAGTTATTAATACTGATAACTTCATTATAGAGAGTTAAGTTAAAAAAATAAACAGGAGGGATTATATGAATGAATTGCAAATATTCCAAAATAAAGAATTTGGAGAAGTAAGAAGTCTAGTTATTAATAACGAGCCATGGTTCGTTGGAAAGGATGTAGCTGAGGCATTAGGGTATAAAAATTCTAAAAATGCGGTTCCAACGCATGTAGATGAAGAGGATAAGCTAAGTACTCAAATTGAGTACACAGGTCAAAAACGAAACGTTACTGTTATTAATGAATCAGGATTATATTCATTAATTTTATCAAGCAAGCTTCCAAATGCTAAAAAATTCAAACGTTGGGTAACTAGTGAAGTTCTTCCAACATTGAGAAAAACAGGGTCTTATACTAAAGTACCAACTGACCCAAGAGAATTACTTATGTTGACAATTAAAGCACATGAACAAACAGCTCAAAGGGTTGATGTTCTAGAAGAAAAAGTATCAAGCTTAGAAAAATCAACAACGATTGACAGCTCACAACAAAATACACTTGAAAGAATCGCTAAAGCAACAGTAATCAGAACGTTGGGAGGCGTTGATTCAAGAGCGTATCAATTAATGAGTAGAAAGATTTTCAGCAACATTTGGAGAGACTACAAGAACTATTTCAAATTAGGTTCATTTAGAGATACTTTAAAGACCGAGTTTGAAAACGCAAAAGAATATCTTGAATCTTGGTCACCTGAAGTCAATGTGAGTTTGAAAATCAAAGAGTACAACAGTCAATTATCGATGAATTTAGATGCTTAAAAAGGAGGAGAAAAAAGAAAATGAATGAGTTTCAAACACGGCTACTCAATGAATTGGTAGCCGTAAAAATTACAACCAAAGAAGAATTTGAAAAAGTAATCAATTTCTTATCAATCAACAACTGCTTTCTCGTAAACGGTGAACCAGTTGTCAAACTAACATATCCAGGAGACAAAGCGTTTGTCATTTTAAAACAAGATAATGCAATCTTCTGGCAACCAGCTAATCAAATTTTGGATGAACGCTATAGAGTTGTTAGCGTTATTGAATTCTTTAGACCAGCCGAGGAAGAAAAAGTTGTTGAAGCTAAGGCAGAAGTTATTGAGGAACACGTTGACATTGATGAAAAACACCTTTCATTAGAAGTTCAAAAAAGACCAGCAAATGAAGCGATTGTCTCAAATATTGATGAAATGGTCAAATTGATTCCAGCAATTGAAGCTAAAAAAGGTGTGGTTGTAGATGAAAAGAACTACAAAGATTTTGTTAAAGCTAAAACTGGAATGGTTCCATTATATCGTTCGTATGCTAAAAAATTAGAAACTGAAAGAAAAACAGTCAAAAAAGCATACATTGAGCCTTATCAAGAATTTGAAGCAAAGGTAAATAAAGTTATTAAAGCTTTAAATGATACTGCAAGTGTTGTGGCTGAAAATGTGGATGTATTTGTTCAAAAGCAAAAAGAAGCTCTTAGAAAAGAACGTCAAGCAGCTATTGATCAACTAAAAGAAGTATTGATTTCTAGAAAGATGATTTCAAAGAAATATGCTGATCAGTTCGTTTTTGATGAAAAATGGCTTAACGCTTCAACATCCAAAAAGAAATTTGAAGAACAAGTTGAAGCACAATTCAATGCTTTAATGGAAAAAGAAAAGAATGACAAATTAAACCTTGAAATGATTGAAAAAACAATCACCAATGCATGTCTTATCGCAAATGTTGATGAAAAACTTATTTCAAGAGAAAAATATCAAGCTCTTTTGAATACTGAGGGATTACCAAAAGTAACCGAAATGATTACCGATGAAGTAGATAACATCAAAAAGCAATCACAAGCAGTTGCTCAACAAAAAGAAGCTGAACTTCAACATCAAAAAGAAGAATTTGAAAAGAAACAAAAAGAAGCTGAACTTCAACATCAAAAAGAAGAATTTGAAAAGAAACAAAAAGAAGCAGAACTTCAACATCAAAAAGAGTTGGAAGAAGTCAAAAAACAAACTTCTCAAACAGTTGAAAATCAACCTAAATACACGCCTATCAAGCGTGGTGATGAAACGATTGCTAACGTAAATGATAAGTATATCGTTACAGAAATAAAACAAACCCCTCCAAAATTTGAAGGTCAAAAATGGAAAAGAACATTTGAATTTGAGGGCGATTTAGCAGCACTTCAAATGTTGAACAGATACATGGATGTAATCAAAAGCATCAATCCATCGTTTAACTTTAGTGAAGTCAAACTAACTGAAAAAGAATTAAGTGATCCTCAAACAGGAGTAATCAATAAATATAACGTAAAGGAGATTAACTAATATGGCAGTACAAAGCATGGTACAACAAGCAACTAAAAATCCAGTAGCAGCTGGTATCAAAAAATTTAACAATTTAATCAATTCAAGCATTATGAGAACTAAAATTCATCAAATGGTTGGTGCAACTGATTCACAAGAATTCATTACATCAATTACAAGTGCAGTTAATACAAATCCTGCCTTGGCTGAATGTGATCCACAAACAATTATCAGTGCAGCATTATTAGGGCAAAGCTTACATCTTAAACCTAGTCCTCAACTTGGATATTTTTATATGGTACCTTACAACAATAAAAAGAAAAAATGTAAGGAAGCACAATTCCAGCTCGGGTACAAAGGCTACTTGCAATTAGCAATCAGATCAAATGAATATGTGGATATTGACGCTATGGAAATTAGACAAGGGGAATACAAAGGACGTAACAAATTAACTGGCAAGCCTGAATTTGAATTTATTGAGGATGATGAAGTAAGAGAAAATCTACCAGTAGTAGGATATATGGCTTACTTTGAAATGAAGAATGGTTATATCAAACGTTTATATTGGTCAAAAGAAAAGATGCTTAATCATGCTGACAAATACTCTCAAGCATTCTCAAAAGAAGCAACTACAGGACAATATCCTAAAGTTTCATATGCTGATTATGAAGCTGGAAAATATGATCCTAAAACTGAATGGCAATATTCAAGTTTTTGGTATAAGAACTTTGATGAAATGGCCAAGAAAACAATGCTTCGTCAATTATTATCAAAACATGCTTTATTATCAACTGAAGCAATTGAAAAAGCTATCACTTCAGATAATGCAGTAATAGATGAAAACTTAAATCCTCATTTTGAAGATGAAAACATCATTGATGGAGTTGCTACTGAAAAAGAAACGCCTCAAGCAATTGAAGCAACTACTGCACCAACAATGCAAGATATCATCAATGAGGAAAAACAAACTGAAAAAGTTCCAGTTGATGACTTTGACCCAATGTCAATGTAGGAGGTACTAAGATGCAAGAAGATTACATTATACTTCCTCAATCATTTACAAGTACAAAAGCCTATAGAGATACATACTCTCTATGGACTTTCACTTATCTATTATTCAATTGTGATTATAGCGGATATTTAGAATTGGACATTAGAAATCTAGACTTGCCAATCAGTGAAAATAAATTCAAAGCATCATTGAAGAAACTATATGATGAAGGATTAATTTATGGTGATACACAAGGAAATCATAGAGAAATCTATATAAGTGATTATCAAGAAAAGTATGTAGAATAAGAGGTTTAATCAATGGCTGAAAAAGAGGTAAAGAAAGGGTACACAGGATTTTCAAACGAGTTGGTGAATGATCCTATTATTAAAAATTCAAAAGCATGGACTCTGTTTTCCTATTGCCTCTTTAAGGCTTATTTTGATGATAAGTATGGAGAGGCAGGAACCTTTACAACCACACAAAAAGAAATTGCAAGTCATCTTGGATGGGATTATAAAACACTACTCAAATTTATGAAATTCCTAAAAGATAATAAGTATATTGATTACCAAACTTCTAGTCAAAATACAGTGATAAAGGTACTGAACTATAGAAAATGGAGAGGGTATTGATATGGAAAAATTCCACAACCGATATGGAAAAATTCCACAACCGATATGGAAAAATTCCACAACCGATATGGAAAAATTCCACAACCGATATGGAAAAATTCCACAACCCCTTTCTATATATAAACAATATAAACAAAATAAACAAGAAAAAACAAGATAAAACAAGAGGGGTGTTGCACACACACAAGAATAACAATCCTTCGCAGCATGGATGGCAGATTGCTATATATAGTAGTGGTGAGTGTGACAGAAAGGATTTTAGAAATTTTGGAAAAAAAGGAAATTAAGAAAATTTTGAAATTTTACAAAAGTATTTATCCAAATTCCAAATTAAGTGAATCTAATCTTGATACTGTCAATACATGGTATTTGATGCTTGAAGATTTCACTTATGAACAGGTACAAAATGCTATTGTTAAATTTTTCAAACAAAAGAATAAATACATGCCTAATCTTCCTAACATTGTTGAAAACATTGAAGTTCCTGATTACACAATTAAAAAGATCCCACCCAACACAGTAATCATTCAGTTTGAGGATGAAGCTTATGGAAACTTTCCATTTAGATTTTTAAATTCACAAGATGCTAAAGAATATTCCAAAAAGTTTCAAGAATGCAATTACGATAAAGAATCAATCAAGATCTTACATGAAGAACATGTTAGAAAACGAAATGCTGGAGTTCTTACATACAGGGGAGAAGCAAAGGCAAGATTAGAACAAAAACTTCAAAATCAAAATAACAAGGGAAGTAGAAGATATGATAAACAGAGTAGTTTTAGTTGGTAGGATGACACGTGATCCTGAACTTAGAAGAACTCAAAACGGTTCAGCAGTTGCAAGTTTCACTTTAGCAATGAACCGTCCAAAGAGAAATGATGAAGAACAACAAGCTGATTATATTTCATGTGTTGTTTGGAATAAGGTCGCTGAAAACGTCGACAAGTACTGTTCCAAAGGTTCATTGGTTGGAGTTGAAGGAAGACTTCGCTCAAGATCTTATGACAACGCTCAAGGTCAACGTGTCTATGTTACTGAAGTTGTTTGTGATTCAGTTCAGTTCTTAGAAACAAAATCTAAGGACAAATATGAAGAACAACAATATCATTCACAATCAACATACAATCCAAATCAGTACCAACAACCAACACAAAATCAGCAACAAGACAGTTTCATGAATGAAAATCCATCTTTCAACATTATGGAAGATGACATTCAATTCTAGTCTAAAATAAAAAACTTAAAATTTTCGTTTCTAGCGAGTGTTTGTTTTAAAGATGATTAACTTTACCAATTATCTAAAAATATTCGTTAGGATGAAGATTTGACCGCAAAAACAATAAATCAAACAAAAAGGAGAGATGAAAATGCTAATAAAAAAGGATGAAGAACCGTTTTTCTACAAATTTCTTTCAATTGCGAAAGAAATCATCGGAAAAAACAAGACTTACACACCAGTATTTTATGGTGATGATGAAAAGCTCTATTTAGTATGTAACAACTATGCTGCAGTTTATGACTTTCAAAGTAATTTGCTTTTAGATGATGAATTAAGAGAGTTTGGAAAAATCCCTTATGAACTATCACAATTACCTAACGGAGATATGAAATTGGCGAAAGCTGAACATTTCAGCTGTCAAGAATCATATTTGATTGCAGTTAGAAATTTCTTCAAGCATGCGGGTTACATGTCGAAAAAGGTTTTTTCTGTTGATAAAGGTGATCCTTACAAGATTCCTAAAATTGTTGAAGTTACAAATCGTTGGATTTCTGAAGAAGATAATAAGATTTTGGACAAGATAGGATTTCCTGATATCTATATGTTGGATGCAAAACGTGTTGATGAATTCATTACGCTTGCTGGTGATTGGAACCCATATTATTTGGCAGCATGTGATCAAACCGAATTAAATGGTGGACAAACAACCATTACATTGACTGTTTATTTCAACATCAAAGATGACCCTAAGAAAAGTGCTGTTGATCAACAAACAATGGAACTTGTACAACAACCTACAAACTATGATGAATTCGAAAATGAAGATGTTGAAGAAATTGAAGATGAGACAGTAGAAGATGATTATCAAGAGGAAGAGCAATTAGATGCACTTCTTGAAGATGCTGTTGTTCCAGAGGAATTAGAAGATGATTTCGACCCAATGCGAGCTTAATCTTGGAATACAAGCGAACTACAAGAAGTTTTGGTTTACCGTTCCAGGAGCAATCGTTGGAAAAGGTCGGCCAAGGTTTACTACTCAAGGGAAATTCGTTAGAGCGTATACACCTAAAAAAACAAGGGATTACGAACAAAAAATAGCAATGTGCTATCGAAAAACTACAAGTTATCAAAGCGATAAAGCTTTGAGAGTGAAGATATTTGCTTATAGAGAAATACCAAAATCAACCACCAAAAAATTAAGAGGTTGGCTATTAGATAAAACGTTTCTTTGTACTGTCAAACCTGATATCGACAACATCATCAAAGTAGTTTTAGATGCACTCAATAACGTAGCATATTACGACGATATCCAGGTATGTGAACTGGTTATCATTCGCGAATTTGCTGAAAATGAATGTTTAAAAATATGTCTAGAAGAAATCGGTGAAAAAAGACCGAAATAGGAGGGAAAATTATGGGATTGTTTGATTTAGTTAGAGAAGAACAAGAAGCAAAGAAAAAAGCTGAAGAATCAGCTAAAAAAGATACAAAAGATGCAGTTGTTGAAGAAGTAGAAAAGGTTGAAGAAGATAAAAAAGAAACTGATCAACAACCTGCTCCAGTTGCAAAAGCTGAAAAACAAGCGACTGAGGAGGTAAAACAAGCAGTAGAACAAGCAACTGAAATTGCAGAAGAATTTAAAAAAGAAGAAAAACCTGCAGGTAAAAAAACACCTAAGAAAAAATCAAGTAGTGAAAAAACGTACAAATATCCATTCGGTGTCTATTCTGAAGGAAGATTGATTGATGTTTCTTCTTATGGATTTGCTGATGGCCAAGAATATACCGAAAAGGAAATTACGGACATCATGTTACAACACCGCCATTATGAGTTTGCAGGAACAATGGAATACAGCTATATCGAGGATGACAATGTTCTTGTTGTAACTGGAAAACAACATAGAAAAGGCTAGGTGGTTAACATGGCCAATAATTACACAAGATATAAATTTTACGTCATAGGAGTTGGTGGGACTGGTTCTCTTTTAGCAAGAGACCTTCCCAAACTTCTTTTAGGAACGTCACATAAAATGATACTTATAGATGGTGATACAGTCGAATCTAAAAATATCGAACGTCAAGGATATCAAGCTCAAGATGTAGGTGATAATAAGGCTTTGGCATTATCGAGAAAAATCAACTCTCTTTATCCAATCGAATGTGAGTTTGATGATAAATTTTGCACATATGAAAGTTTATTTTCACTTATCCAAGATGATAAGGGATATGTTCCTGTAATCATAGGATGTGTCGATAATGATGCTACAAGAATGATTTTAGAAAAAGTATTTAAGAAGCTAGATGATGTTATTTACATCGACTCAGCAAATAGTGAATACGAAGGAAATATCTATATCACAACAAAAAAGAATGGTATTCAACAAAGTAATTTGAGAAGTCAATGTTACAAATTTGATTTAGATAAGCACCCACTTGACGTTTCTTGTCAAGAACAGGCTGCCAAAGGAAATGTTCAATTTCTAGTAACCAATGCAAAAATGGCCGTATCGATATTGGAACATTGCAACGCTTTAATCATGTATCAGTTGAAAGAAGGTGTTCAACTTGTCAATAGATTTGAGACAGTTTTTTACGACTGATCATGTTCCAGATAAATTAGAACCTAACACCTATGAAAAGTTTTTCATCAACGCTTTAAGCTATACATCACCAAAAGCTATTGATGATTTAACGATTGCATTTGAAGAAGATGAGTCTAATGATCTGATACAAAACTTTCAAGAAATCGACTTATTAGATGAACATGTTTTTCCAGATGTTATCGATTATGAATTTGAAGAAGTTATATTAAGTCCTTTTTTTGACAGAAACGAATTTGCAGTTGATGGTTTTGAAACATTGATTGAAGGATTATACGATGAACAGAATGAAGTGTTTGTAAATGTAAGTTTTATTATTCCACAATTAAAAGGTGTCTTTAGAGAAATATATGCAGAAGCCAAAGAGTGGTGTGAGTACTCGGATGAAACATTATCCGAACCTAAGGTTGATTATTACAATCTAGGTACCACTGAAATGCAGTTCTTATATATCAAATTTAAAAACAAGAGAAAAGCTAGGAAATTCAGAAAGCTTTATAAAAAGAGCTATCAAATAAGAGCAATGCTATATGGTTTTGGATATCGATTTATAAATGGTCAATTTGTTAAAGGAAACGTAAGAAACATTGAAATTGAAGGATGGGAATATCCTGATTTGAATTTTGGAGTGGCAAATGAAGCTCTAGAAATCATGGCCAATGTTTCAAAAAAAGAAAGACACAATACGGAATTGTTGCAAATAATAGTCGAAAGAAAAGAAGATGATTGTGATTATAAATTTACTTCAAATGCTTTGATTTCAGCTCTTTCAAACACATTAAAGACAAAAAGCGAGGTGATCATGTAATGAGAGAAGCAATCATTCGTTTAAACAACAAAAAAGATGATGCTGAATTATGTATCAAACAAAACGAGAAGATTACATTCAAAATGCTTTCAAAAGAAGAACTGGTAAAACTTTTTAATGATTTTTTTATCAAAGATCAGCATGAGAAAGCAAATATAAAATTGTTTTCTGAAAACACGATAGGTGCTGGTATTGATTATACCGTTATAAAGCAACCTGAGCATATGCAATATGTTACTTATAATAATCATTCATACAAAATCAATTTTCCTAATGCTATTTATATTGTTCGATATGACAACAAAATCGTAAAAGGCATCCAATGTTATTGCTATAAGAAATACAAAGTAGGAGATACCGAATTGTATGAATATGCAATGCCAAACATGTTGACAGGAAATGCAATGTGCATGGGTAGTGCTGATAAAAGGATTGTTGATGATGATATTGAAGGTGCTTTGAACAAAATCATTGCTACACCTTACTCACATAGCAATTTTGATGGAATAAAGGGATTTTCAACAACAGTCAGCTATTTTGAATACTTAGAAGAAAATCCATTTCCATATAAACTTTTAAGAAAATTAAACAGGAAATTAAGAGATGTCAAAGTGTGATGAATTAAGAAAATTACTTCTTGAATGGGGTAAAGATAATTATTTGCCCCTCAAGAAAAAAATTGCGTATCTGGAAAATGAAAATTATCGTTTGAGAATGCAAAATTTAAGAATCAAAGAAAGAAATGAAAGACTCACATTGATTGTAAAGAAAAGAAGAAAGGAAGCAAACTGATGAAAATAGATAGAGGAATTGTTCAATGTGATAGATGTAAAAGAGTTTTTAAAACCAAAGAGGTTACAAATTATAAAATCTCATATCAAGCGTACGGTTTTAAAAATGATGGTGGCATGGGACTTGTAACAAAGAAAGCAGAAATCTGTTCCGATTGCAATATGGATTTTGAAGACTTCATGCGCAATAAACCAGTAGCAGGACGTGATACAAATGACAGGTGAAGAATGGACAAAATTATGTAAGGAACATGGTAGTGTTGTCCTCGATGCAAATTACAAAGATATGACACAAGATGATGCTTTAAAGTATTTTGATTTATTAAAAACTGCAATGGATCATGCTTTTGCTAGAAAATATGATTTGGAAACCGGCCAATATGAAGATTGTGCATTGCCTGAAGGGTCTACATATTACGAAGATGATATGAACAAGAAAGTTGCCTGTTGTGAATGCGGAAAGAAAATCATGTACGGAGCTTCTTATACATCAAGAATCATCTTGAATAGCAGTGGATTTGGCTATGCAGTATGTGAAGATTGTTATTACAAAAATGACATGAAAGATATCGTTAAGGAGGAATTATAAAAATGGGAAATGAAAAATCAAATTATGAAACATATAAGGAATTAATGGAAAAATACAAATTTAAGATTGGAAGACCTAGTGAAATCAACATAGATGACTACGATGTTGTTGTGTCATGCGATAAGGTTGGATACGCTCATGTAAAATATAAAGTTCTTAAAAATGTCCCTAATTTAACTAACAGAGAAATTGCTCTTCTTTGTGATGGTGGCAATTTATGTTTTGGCTATCGAGTGGAAGGAAATACTATTTGTGTTTATACAGATTAAAGCGTTAAGAAAGGTTAAGAGTATAAGAATATGGGAATTAAAGAACAAGTTTTTAAACAATCCATTGAAATTTATGGAAAAGAAGCACAATCAAGACAAGCTATGGAAGAATGCGCTGAACTCATCCAAGCAATCAATAAGTGTTTACGCCATCCAAACAAAGAAGAATGCAAGAACAATTTAATTGAAGAAATATGTGACGTAGAAATCATGCTGTTTCAATTAAAAGAAATGTTCGGAATTACAAATGAAGCGGTTGAAAGTTATAAACTTTTAAAAGCTAAAAGAGAAAAAGAAAGGTTGAAAGATTATGGAAAAAAATAGGATTAAAGAAAACCAAGTGAAAACAGCAGGAGTATTTTTAGCAAGAATGCAACCAGTACATAAAGCACATTTATTCATGGTTAATAAAGCTTGTGAAGAATGCGACGAAGTATGTGTAATTTTAGGAAGCGAAAACAAAAAGGACACATTAAGAAATCCTTTTACAATTGAAAAACGTAGAGAAATGTTATTGGAATCTCTACCTAAAGAATATAGAAAAAAAATTTCAGTATATGAAATTCCGGATTGGTCTATGGAAACAAAAACAGAGGATGATAAAGTTTGGGGAAGATATTTCTATTACAACGTTGTATCAAGAATAGGCCAAAAGCATTTCAAACTTTACTATTCTGATGGCGTTGATAATCTTAATAGTTGGTTTGATGAAGAAATCAAGCAATACGTTGAATATAGACTGTTTGAAAGATCCAGTTTATTTGCAGGACTATCAGCAACAAAGATTAGACAAGCTTTTGTTGATGATAACAAAGAATATATCAAGCAATTTTGTCCGCGAGTTGTAATGGATAACTTTGATTATTTAAGAAATTACTATTTAGGAGTAGTTGACAAACCTAAAGAAGATTGGGAGATGAAATAATGAAAAACTTTGAAAAATGGGAAAAAGAACTTTTAGAAATGGCGAAAACAAATGATAATCTTTGTATTTCTAAAAAAGATAATAAGCCACATAAATGTGTTGGTATGAATTGTAGTGATTGCTTATTAAAAAGTGATACAGCACCTTGTAGAAACATGTTAGTACAATGGCTCTACGAAGAATACAAAGAGCCTATCAAGCTATCTCGTTTAGAATTTGAATTGTTGAAACGTCTTAAAGGTGAAAAGCTTGAATATCTAGCAAGGGATAAATGTAAAGTTTATGTTCATGCATATGGCACTAAACCTCAAAAAGGAAATCTCGGTTGGTATACGGAGTCAAGAGATTGCTGTTGTTTATCTTTATTTAGTAATTGTTTTAAACTCATCAAATGGGAAGATAAAGAACCTTACAAAGTCCAAGATATTCTAGATAACTGCGAGGTAGTTGATGATGAATAGGCCCAAAATAGAAGAATGTACACGTGAAATAACATCGTACGAACTAGATGGTAGCGAGACAAAACAAAAGGTCACGGATTTAAAAAAATACAGTTTCAACTTGGAAAGATATTGTGATCAGTTAGAAAATGAAATCAAATCTTTAAAAGAAAATTTTGCCGATTGCATTAAAGAAAATAAGCGATTAAAAAAATCATTCAATGAATCAATAGATATGTTAGTTTTCACACATGAAAACGGAGTTGTTGATTGCTATGAAAAATGTCCTTTTAAAGAAGAATGTCAAGCAGATGACACCATGGAAAGTCATTGTGTAAAAGCTTCAAATTGGAAAAGGTTGGTGCTTGAAAATGACTAAAACAAGAGGACAACTAATATCTATGTTCCAACATATGAAAACAATGTCTAATGATAATGCAATCAAACACATCAGGCATGAAGATATCGATACTACTTGTGGCTATCTTTTAGAAGATAAGCAAGAGATTGAAAAGTTAGAAAAAGCGCTTGATAAAGCATGTAAAGAGCTGGAAAAATGTGAAAAAGATTTTGATAAAATATATGGTACCAGCTATGCAAAAATAAAGAATAAAAAATATTGGAAAAAGAAGGTGATGGAAGATGACTAAATTTGAATTGGATTTATTAAAAGAATTCTCTGATGATGGTTGTGGTGATGATTGTTTTGATGAAATTGGTATGCTTGTTGGCATGAGGATGAGAGGCTACTTTCAAGATGCCGAAGATGATGAAACCATTGATGAATTGATAGAGAGGTATGAAGAATGTATAAGCCACCAATAGAAATAGTAATGAAAGAAGTGTTTCAAAAGATGAATGAGGATTTTGAAAATGCAGTATTTAAAGCTGTACAAAAAGTCGGCATAAATGTTGATAAAGAAGAACTCCTAAAAGCTCTAATTTATGATAGAGGACAATATGATAAAGGATATGAGGATGCGATGAATGAAATCAAGCATCCTCAACCACTTAAATTTGAAGATTTAACTCCTGGTATGTGGGTTTGGGATAATTTCTTTACAACTTTTACAAGAGTAGAAAATACATATTTATATTCTGATGATGCTCTTGCCAAAGGAACTAAAATGACAACGTTTTATTGCGATGCAGGTGTTCTAACTAAGCCCTTTGAAGAAAATAGATATTATCCAGTTCAAATTCCATGGGAAGGAAATAAAAAACAATGGGAACGTACTATAGAAAGTTGCAAACAGTAAAACATGCTTTGCAATACTATATCACTAGACCGAATGCCAATGAAAAGGATCTAGTAAGAGAAAAGAATTTATTAAAGCAAGTTGAAGAAGATATTGAATGGTATGAAGAAAGACACCGCATCAAAAAGAAAGAGGAGAGAAAATAAATGAAAAAAGTATTAATCATATTAGCAAGCGTATTTGCTTTAACTGGATGTTCAAAAGCATCTAGAGTTAATTGGAATATTAGAGAAGATGCAAACAACTTTAAAATCACAAGAAAAGTCGTTGCTCTTAATACTAGAACAAATGATCCATTATTCACTGTTGAGGGAAAGATTTCCCTTGATAGTGATGAAGATGGAGATTTAAACGTAACAATCAAAACTGGAAAAGGAAAGTACAAGCTGTTCTATGCGCATTTGTCAAATGATGTTACATACACTTGTATTCAAACAAAAGCTAAAAAAGAAAATCCTTATGCCTATGACATTCAATTCTTTCCAGCAAAAGAAGTTATTGAAAATGGTGTTATTGATATCAAATCAAGTGAGTAGGTGGTAAATAATGCAGAAGATTAAATTAGAAGCTGAAAATGATTTAGAAAAACGTTGCAAAAATTTAAAAGAACAAAATGAAGCATTGATTAGTGGATTGGATCTTGCAAATGAAACAATAAGCAATCTATACGGTTTGCTTCGAGAATACCGTCAACAAAAAGAAAAGCTTTTAAAACAAAATACAAAACTGTTAGCGATTTATACTGTAATCATCATAGCTCATATAATCACTGCAATCATTAATCAATCATATCGAAATTCACTCATGTTTTATTTTCTCTCGGTCGTAAGTATTGTGTATGGTATTGATTTATGTAGTCAAAAATTCAAAAAAGGTGATTGAAATGAATATATTAATTAAAAAGCTTAATGATTGTCAGTTGACCAATCAAGAAATCAAATACGTTATTGGTCGTTTAACGTGTGCAACCAACTTTGATAAGGAATTGCATTTGAAAGCAATTGAAAAACTTGAAATACAAAGAAAGTACCTTGAAGAAGGCAATGTAGAAATAAAAGAAGATGGTGATAAATAATGTACATTAACCCATTTTGGTGTGGAGTTGCAGCAACTATCCTTGCTGAATTGGCAGGGATAATCGCTTATGCAATTTATCAAGATCATAAAAATTAATAATTAATTATTTTGGAGGGCAAGGAATGAAATATACAGATGAAGAAAAGAAGATCATTGATGAAGTTAAAAAATATCTTAGAGAATTACGTCTAATCAACATTGAAAAATTCTCTTTAACATTTGAAATTGAGGATATTCCAAGCCCTCAATCAATTAAATACAGTGATGAAGCTCCTGGAGGCTTTTCAAAACCTAAAGGAGAACAAATCACTTCAAATATGTTGCGCAGGGAGCTTCTAACAAAGCGTCTAGAGCTCTTTAATAAGGAACTTGATAAATTTATGCCGTTAGTATATTTACTCAACGCAGGGCATAGAAACATCATTAGAACGTATGTATGTTCAAGAGGGTACAATGAAATGATTGACACATTAGAAGAATCGTTTTGTATCAGCAAATCAACTTACAAAAGAGAGTTTCCAAAAGCATGTTTAGAATTATCCAAATATCTTGACATGGAACACCGCCCATCACTCGAAAAATTGAATAATACCTTTTATGAAAGTATCAAGAATGAATAGTAATTTCATTCTTTTTCTTTGCTTTTTTATCACAAATGATAATTTTTTATTAAAAGTGGACCCATTTTGGACCCAAACTGAACCCAAAGTGAGCCCTAATTGGACCCAAAGTGGACCTAGATTGAACCCTTATTTCCATGCTATTATGCTATTGTGGTTTTTAAAGAAATGAAACAATCCCATTTAATTATAAAATCACAGTTCAGACATATAGGTTAAACCCCTTGCAAAAAAGTTCCTTACGGGAGCTTTTTTCTTTTGCAAAGAACAACGTCGCAGTTTTAACTGCTGTTTATATAAATAAAAAAACGGAGGTGGTGACATGATTTGGAAAAACACGAGTTAGCGTTTGAAGACTATAAAAACGGCATGAAGCAAAAAGAAATCGCTAAAAAATATGGTACGACAATCAACACCGTCAAGTCATGGTCACGCCGTTACGAGTGGTCAAAAAAGAAGAAAAAGGGTGCACCCCAAAATAAAAGTGTGCACACCAAAAAAGAATGCAAAAAAATAGCTGAAGAAATAGTAGAAACAAGTGAGCTGGATGAAGAACATCAGCTCTTTTGTATTTATTATTTGAAATATCACAATAAAGTCAAAGCATATCAAAAAGTAAAGCCAAATACTCCATACAACAGTGCTTGTGTGATGGCTTCAAGGTGGTCTAAACAGCCGGCAGTAATAGAAGAAATAAATCGTTTAAAAAAAGAATTGTATGAAGATGCTCTTCTTGATCCACAAGATATTGTTCAAAAATATATTGATATTGCCTTTGCTGATTTGAATGATTATTTGGAATATGGCCGAGAGGAAGTACCAGTAATTATCAAAAATCCTGATACAGGCGAGGATGAAGTTCTAAAGCAAACTGTCAATATGGTTAAATTCAAAGAATCAGCCTTTGCTGATGGAACTATTCTAAGTGAAGTCAAGCAGGGTCGAAATGGAGCGAGTATCAAATTGGCGGATAGAATGAAAGCTTTGGATTGGTTATCAAAACACATGAATATCACTACTGAAGAACAAAAACTCAAAATTGAAGTATTGAAAAAGCAATTGAATACGAATGATCAAGAAGATGATGGAGTTGAAATCATAAATGATGCACCAATTTAAGAAAAAACAGGTTCGTATTTCAGATATTGTCATTCCAAAGTTCTTGACTTGCTTCAATGATATTTCACATGTTCATAAAATTATGGACAGTGGCCGTGCTGGAACAAAATCAAGTTATGCTGCTATTCATGGAATTTATAAGATTGTAAGCGAAGATGAATGTTCGGTAATAGTCATGAGAAAGTTTCACAATAAGCTTTCTAAGACTGTCTACAATGAATTTAAACGAGCAATCAAACGTCTAGGATTGAAGAAAAAACAGTTTAAGATAACAAAGAATCCAATGAAGATTACATATCTTAAAAATGGTAATTCGGTTTATTTTACAGGGAACGACTCTATCGATGATACAAAAGGGATCATTGATGAAGAAAAGCCTATCAAACTTGTTATTTTAGATGAGCTGACCGAGTTTTTTGAACGTGGCCAAGGAGAAGATGAAATATCCAACATAGAAGCGACATTCGTACGTGGTAATGATGATGAATTCTGTATGGAGTATTATTTCAACCCTCCTAAAAATCCTAACGCATCCATTTTTAAATGGGTCAAAAAGATGGAAAAACGTAGTGACTGCATTCATATCCATGTTGATTATAGAGATGTTCCAGAAAAGTGGCTTGGTAAAAAGCTTATTCAATCAGCAATGGAAATGAAAAAAGTCGATGAAAGAATGTACAACTGGATTTGGCTGGGGATATCAATCGGACTGGATGAAATCATTTATTACATGTTTGATAAAGATAAACATGTTTTGGATAGAAATCTTACCAATGATGAAATCAACGGAATTACAAGAATTGATGCATCTTGTGATTATGGCCAAATGAATGCAACAGTATTTGAGTTTTGGGGACTCAACCCTACACAGAAAATCATTTTTGGACTTGATGAATTCTATCATTCGGGTCGTGAAAGTGGTAAACAGCTGACACCAAGTGAATATGCATTCAAGTTCAAGAAGATGTGTGAAAAAATCAAGAAAGAATATGGCCAATATCCGCAAAGTCTTTATATTGACCCTAGTGCAAGAGGACTTGCTGAAGAAATCAAAAGAGCTTGTCCATTCATCAAAATAAGAGGTGCTCAAAATGATGTCAAATTAGGGATTTCAAGAGTCCAAAAAGCAATAGCATTTCAAAAAGTACTGTTCAGTACACGTCAGGAAATGCTTTTGAATGAAATCGTTATTTACAGCTATGATAAAAAAAGCATTGAAAGTGGCATTGAAAAACCGGTAAAAGATGATGATCACTGCATGGATGCATTGAGATATTACATCATGGGCATTTGGAAATATATTAAAAGATATCTTCCTGATGTTGAGAAGAATGAAGGTGGTGAGGATGATTAGTGTTTACAGCAATAAAAAGATTTCTAGAAAGGATTAAGAATAGAATGTTTGCAACAAAAGATATAAATAAATTTTTCGATATCGATATTGCAATGTCGAATGACATGGTCGATTCAATTGATTTATGGAATAAGATTTTAGAAAACAAACAGCCTTGGCTTGATAATGAAAAAGGTGTTAAATCATTGGCATTGGCTCAAGGAATTGGTGAAGAGCTTTCTAAAACATCAACAAGAGAATTGATATCAAAAGTTATATCGAATGATTTTGTCAATCAGGAATATCAAGAGTTTATTAAGGATATGAATGAAAATCTTCAATGGGCTTTAGGTGAAGGTGGTGTTGTTTTCAAACCATATGTAAGTGACAATCAAATATTTGTTGATGTTGTACATGCTGATAAGTTTTTTCCTGTTACATTTAATGGAAGAAAGAAAATTACTGCAGGTATTTTTGTAGAACAAATTTTCAAAGGCAAAAACGTATATACTCGATTAGAATATCAAAAGTATGAAAATGGAGTAAATACATTTGAAAACTATGCTTTTATGAAAAGAGATTATTCTCAAGGAAACTATAGCTTTTATACTGATTTTGGCAATCAAATTCCATTGGATACTATTCCAGAGTGGAAAGATTTAGAGGAACATTTTGAGATTGGTGGCGTTGACAGACCGCTTTTTTCTTACTTCAAAACACCAGTCATCAATACAATTGATAAGATGTCCCCGCTCGGTGTACCTTGTTATGTCAAAGCAATCAATTTGATTAAAGATGCAGAGGAACAATACAGCAGATACATTTGGGAATTCGTTGGTGGCGAAATGGCAGTTGAAGCATCAAGTGATGCATTTGAAATTGATTCACGTACCAATGAACCAAAACTTCCTGAAGGAAAGAAAAGATTGTACAGAACATACGATATCGATAATCCTTCAGGACAAACAACTAATATCAATGAATTAATCAAAGTACATGCACCTCAATTAAGAGATGCCAACTACGCTGCAGGATTTAATGATATTCTAAAGAGAATTGAATTTGAATGTGGTTTATCATATGGAGATTTAAGTGATCCACAACAAGTCGATAAAACTGCGGAAGAAATCAAGTCATCCAAACAAAGAAAATATGATACTGTTTCAGCTATTCAAGACAGTTTGAATACTGTACTTGAAGATATAGCATATGCAATGAATGTTTATGCTATCGGAATGGGCAAATCAAAGTCTATGGAATGTGTTGTTGAAACTGATTGGGGAGACAGTATCTTGACCGATACTGAAAAACAAAGAAATATCGACCTTCAAGAAGTCAATGCTGGTTTGATGCCTGAATGGAAATACAAAGTCAAATGGCAAGGCATGAGTGAAGAAGAAGCAAAAAGAGAAGTTGCTGAAAATTCTGATGAAGGCATTGAATATGATGATGAAGATGACGATACAGAAGAGGATGTAAATGTTAACTGATAAATTTTTAGAAGAGTCGGGTGATGATGTCTCAAATGACTTCAGCACATTGGAAACTCTTCTTTTAATTTGGATGGGTTTGCGTTTAAGAAATCTTGCATCTTTAGAAGATATCGAAGAAGAGTATCCAAAATGGAAAAATAAAGCAAGTAGAGAGTTTTTTGAATATTCGGGTACTGAATTCCAAAAGGTCAAGAAATCGTCTCAAAACAAAGTAAAATCGGCTATCAAAAATGGAATAGCAATGACAGTCAGCAATATTTTTTCGAGATTGAAAAATACTGATGCTCAAACTTCTAAAAAAGACATGTTGAACAGGTCAAACAAGAATTTGAACAAAGGTATCAAGGATACTCAAGGTGAAATCAAAAACCTTTGCAACATTTCAAGAAAGTGCACCAACAAGCAGTTTATAAAGGCGTGTGATGAAGCATACTCTAAAATCGTTGCAGGAAACAATGCTGATAAAGCTATTGAATCATCAATCAGAAAACTTTCTCAAAAAGGTATCGAAGTAGTTGGTTATACTGATCATACAACTTCAATGGATGCTGCAGTTAAAAGAGCAGTTACAAGTGGTGTCAATCAAACGTCTTTGAAATTTAAAATGGATAACTGCAAAGAGTTGGGCATTAACATTGTAAAGACTTCAAGTCATGGAGGTGCTCGACCATCCCATCAGGAATGGCAAGGTAAATTATTTTATCTTCATACTCCTGTAAAAGGTCTACAGAACTTTAAAAAGGCAACGGGATATGGCCGTGTTGATGGCCTAGGTGGAGCAAACTGTAGGCATTCTTTTTATGAGGTTACTGATTATGAGTATAAGAACAATCTAGTCGATACCGAAGAATTTGACAAGAACAGGAATGATGATCAATACGAGCTGGAACAAAAGCAAAGATATTATGAGCGTCAGATTCGTTCTTGGAAGAAAAGGAAGAATATTCTTGATGAATGCGGTGTAGATTCCACCAAAGAAGCTAAAAAGATTAGAGAATGGCAAGATAAACGTTCTCAATTTATTAAAGAAAGCAATATCCAATTCAAGAAAGAACATGGTATTGATAACGTTCTTAAAAAGGCTTATCCAAGAGAGAAAGTATTTAACAATAGCAAGTTATCAAACAAAAAAGGCAGTAAATTATACCATGACGACGAATGGCTACCATTCAATTTTAAACCTAAAAAGGAAGATAAACCTAAAATAAAAATGATTACCAATTCAGATGAATTTGTTGAAAAAATGATGAAAAAAGTGACCATCGAAAGCGATAATGATGATTTTAAAGAAGGAATAAAAAAAGAAATTAAAATCATGCATGAAGAAGCTACAAAATTCTTGATAAATAAGAAAATTCCTATTAAACAATCAGATACAGAAACAGCATATGATAGTAGCGTGAATACTATCTTTGTAGCTCAAAAACATTTAAAGCCTGGTACCTTAGCGCATGAAGTAGGTCATGCTTTGGTTGATAAAAACAATTTATATGAAAATGAAGAATTGGCAATAATCATGAAAAATGTTGTTGCTAACGCTAAATATGTAGTTAAAAAGAAAGATGATGAATACTTCATCTATTTACATTCAGATAAATTTGTTCGTAATTATCAGGGTAAAACATATATAAATGTTACAAAAAAATACAAGAATCTAAAAAAAGGTGAACATTTAAAAATTGGTGCTTTTGATTATAGAAAATTAGAAGAATATGTCAGTGTTGGCTATGAAACTTTTGTAAGCAATCCTCAATTGTTATATGATAAAGATAAAGAATTGTATGATTTCTTTAAGAAAGGTGGATTGTTCAATGAGGTCACAAAAGGAAAAAAATAAGGAAATAGAAATTGAAATTGAAGGTAATCTCGAAGATTTATTGACTGAAGAAGAATTAAAACAGCTTGAGGAAGATGAATATTTAGATGGAGGACCAGGATACATTCCTACCTGGTCAAGTTGCTATAAACCAAAAGAAAAGAAATAACATATTAAAGCAAGAAAGGGATGAAATAGAATGTCTGCAATTATAAAGTATCCAGAAGAAATTCAAAAATGCTTAGATATTTATGAGCCTTATGCCATTCAAATTTATGAAGGAAAATTAGAAGGCGTCCCTCAAGAAGCAATTGATGCGTACAACAAAGCAAAAAAATGGTTTTGGGAACAAAAACAGTAAAAATAAGTCAACGAAAGTTGGCTTTTTCTTTTGCTCAAAATCAGGAGATATGATATGAAAACTGTAATCAAAGTATTGTTCATTCTTTTAATTGCTTTAAAACTTATTGATCTATTCATTTGTGGGTTATGGAAAATTCTTATCCCACTTTTTATTTTCAGCTTAATTATGGTTATTGCTTTTGTTTTAGAAATATTTTAGTAAAAAAGGAGAAAACAAATGGGTTCAGATGAATTTTTAGATTTATGTAAAAAAGTAGTCAGAGAGTACACAGAAGAACATCTTGATAAAACGGATGGCAAAGTTGATTTTGATGTTTATGCTGTTTGGAGTTGCAAAGCGTTACAAAATAGTAAAGCATTAGCATCAACATCTCTTTCGGATGGAATGTACTATGAATTAACTTACAACGGAGATAAGAAAGAACTTTATTTAGATGCTTATAAGAAATTTGAAAATAGATGCATCAAGCTAGGAGGAGAATAGCAATGAAATTTAAAAGAGCGTTTAAACTTATGTATAACGGAGAAAAAATCAAGCTCCCATCTTGGGGTGGCTATTGGTATTGGGATGATGAAAAGAAAACAGTAATCATGCATACTAAAGAAGGCAAAGAAATGGATATTAGAGAAACTGAAAGAGTTATCTATACTTTATCAAATATTCTTGATGATGGATGGATTCTTGCTGATGAAGAAAACTGCCCAGAATTAGGTGGAGAGGCTACATTTGGCTTTGATGAAGCAATCAAATATCTAAAAAGAGGGATGAAACTTGCTAGAAAAGGTTGGAACGGTAAAGGAATTTTTATCCATTTATGTGAAACAGATGCAACAACAAATCCTTTTGTTTGTATAGATTCATCTAATTTACAAACTGATAATCTAGATGCAAAGAAAAATATTGTACCTTGGGCACCATCACAAACAGATATGTTAGCGGATGACTGGGTATTTTTTGAATAGGAGGATGTTATAAATGAAACTATTCATTAGTCAACCAATGGCAGGAAAAACGGATAAAGAAATCCTAGATGAAAGAGAAAGGGTGCTATGCAATGTAAAAGAATTATTTCCTGATAAAGAAATTGAAGTGATTGATTCATTCTTTGATGGTGAACCAAAAACGCCTCTTTGGTGTCTAGGAGAATCCATCAAGCTTTTAGGTCAAGCTGACATTGCTTATTTCTGCAAGGATTGGGAAAAGTATCGAGGATGCTGTATCGAACATGAATGTTGTGTTAGATACTCAATTAAACATGTAGAGGAGTAGGGGGAAGAATAGAATGAATACAGTATATACATTTAGTAATGGTGTTCATGTTGATTCTTCAACAATTGAAAAAATAAAAAAAGCTTATTTTGAAATAGTAAAAAAAGAGCTTCCAGAAGAAGCTCTTAATTTCGAAGTCAATGATTTTATTCTTGAAGAAATCAAAACACAAATTAAAAACAAAAAGATTTGCTTATAAGTGTTTGATATAAAAAAACTTGACTGCTTAATTTTGAGCCGTCCAATATTTCAACGTATTTTCTAATTTTTGATAGTAAATCTTTATGTTTGATTTCATTTATAGTTAGTGCTATTGAAACAGTATGAAAAGGTATAAAACAATATAACACCAATTAAATTGGTTGTTAACCGCATTTTTACGTGATAGAATACTTATGAAAAGAGTAGAATAAATATGTGGAGGTGGGATTATGACTTATCAAGCATTACCTGTTAGCTTTTTCGAAAATCTTAAAACACAAAAAAACGCTAAAGTTGATAATGATGAAGTTGTTCCATTTCAATTTAGCGAAAAAGTGTTAAAAGGAGAAAGTAAAGTAAAAGCTACTTTACCAAAGAAAAAGAAATGTGCAGAGTAGGAGATATTATTTTAATTAGAAAATATATTGGAGAAGATGGCACACGTCAAAGAAATCATCCTTTCATTGTATTGAATGACAGTGAAGGTAAAATTGAAGGTTTGCCATTTGATCTAACATGTTCAGTCATGTCTTCTTTTAAAAACGAAGAGCATCGAAAGAAGAAACTTTCAATGAAGCAAAATTTAGAAATTACTGTTGAAGATGGGGTTAAGAAAGATGGCTTTATTAAAGCTAATCAAATTCATTATTTTCAAAAAGATAAACTTGATTATATTGTAGTTGGTTCGGTAACTCCTGAATTATTTGCTGAACTTATGAAATTAATTGAAGAACTTTTTAAGGATGAAGAAATATTGGTAAATACTTCTAATCTTTAGAAATTATCAAGCCACGAATAAGTGGCTTTTTATTTTGGATGAAAAGATATGAAAGAGTATGAAATGATATAAAAAAATAAAAAAGCTCCTACTCATTTGAGTTAGAGCTTGTCATCATCGTAAATGATTTCAATATCTTTATATCGTTCAATAAGCGAATTTACAACAGTATCGTAAGTTTCTTCATCTATGGTTTTGTCATCGTAAATTTCTTTAACTTTACGCCAGCGATTTAGAAAATCATTAACAATCGTATTTCCTGGTTCAAGATAGTGCTGTGATACATCGTTTTTGTAAACATTATTAGAATCTTCGATTATTGAAAATTTGACACTTTTACATAGTTTAACAATAGTTTTGAATACATCACTATACGAATCAAAATTTTCAATATTTTTTAGATTGGTTCTACCACATAACCAATCCATAGATATATCACATTTTTCGGCGATATTGTACAGTGTATCAGTATTAGGCATTTTAAGGCCTTGCTCATAGGTAGACAATGTAGCTTGAGTTACTCCAATCAATTTGCCAAATTCTTTTTGGGTCATCATTTTATCACGACGAATGGTTTTGATATTTTTTGATATTATTGAATTATCCATATATTAAACCCTCCTTGTGTATATTATATATACTTTTTAAATAAATGTCATTTAATATGTTTAAATTATATATTTATACTTTACACTATATATTTATTTTGATAATATATATTTTGAAAGGAGGGACAGCTATGAAAAACTTAATACTTAAAATCGATGAAGAGTTACATAAGCAAATAAAAATTCGTGCAACCGAAAATGGTCAAACCATAAAAGGCTATATAACCACATTGATAAAAAGAGATTTAGGTATAAAAAAATAGAGAGATGTCGACTAAAACAATCCTCTCTATTAAACCATCTAGGCAAAAGCATTTTAACATTATTTGCCTAGAAATTCAATCAAAAAGAAAGAGGTAAAAAAGTATGTTAGAAGAATTAGATGAAATCATTAGTATAATTAGTGATTTAGATGACAAATTGAATGATTTAGAAAGAATTAATTCAATGGTCATTGTTACATGTGATGCATGCGACCATGGAAATGATATCAAACAAGATGTTGCAAATGTTATGGCAATCATCCAATGTCAATTAGAAACGTTAGAAGAAGATATTAGATCAAACATTTATAAATGCAACGATTTAACAAGAAACATTCAAAAAACAATTAACAAAGGAGGTTGTCAATATGGAAGAACTACAAATATTTAACAATGAAGAATTTGGAAATGTAAGAAGCTTGGTGATTGACAATGAACCTTGGTTTGTTGGAAAGGATGTTGCTGAAGCACTTGGATATAAAAATGTAAGAGATTCTCTTGCAAGACATATTGATTCTGATGATAAAAGAGATGGGGTCGTGATTCACGACTCCATGGGTAGAGAACAAAAGCCAATTATTATTAATGAATCAGGGTTGTATTCATTAATCTTATCAAGTAAGTTAGAATCCGCTAAAAAGTTCAAACATTGGGTAACAAGTGAAGTTCTTCCAACGTTGAGAAAGACTGGTTCATATGCTAAAGTACCAACTGACCCAAGAGAATTGCTTATGTTGACAATTAAAGCCCATGAACAAACAGCTCAAAGGGTTGATGTTCTTGAAGAAAAGGTATCTGATTTAGAAAAATCAACAACGATTGATAGTTCACAACAATATACGCTTGAAAGAATTGCTAAAACAACTGTAATTAGTGCACTAGGCGGTATTGATTCAAGAGCTTACCAATTAATGAGCAGAAAGATTTTCAGTAACATCTGGAGAGATTACAAGAACTATTTCAAATTAGGCTCATATCGAGATACACTAAAGACTGATTATGAAAATGCTAAAAATTATTTGGAATCATGGTCTCCTGAAGTCAATACAAGCTTGAAAATCAAAGAATATAACAGTCAGTTGGCAATGAATTTGGATTATAACAATTAAATATGAATATGAAGCGAGTTCAAAAGACTCGCTTTTTCTATACGCAATTTTGGAAGAAAGGAGGTGTTTTTCAATGGCTGAAGGATTAAGACCACATCATCATCAAGAATTTGAATATCATACTATTCAATATTTTGATAAGAAAAGACACGTTATTGTTAAGAAGATACAGTACATGTGTATGATTTGCGGTCGTGTTCGTCATGAAAAATACGATTGCTACGTACCGCCACCTAAAAGCAAAACAAAAGCACTAGAGAGAAATAAAAGGAAATACGGCAATAGAAGCTGATATTTTCTTTTTTTGTACCCAAAAACTGAAAACAACATAGCAACACATGAATAAAACAAAAATTTTGAGGTGGGCAACTCGTAAAACTGCAACCGCACAGGCTGATGCGACCAGCGTACTAAAGCGTAGTGAATGAAAGGATCTTATGAAAAGAGAATTTTTAAAGAATTTAGGATTAACAGATGAACAAGTTAATCAAATCATGACTGAAAATGGTAATGATATTGAAAAATATCGCAAGGAAGTCGAATCAAAGACAAAAGAGCTAGAAACATTGAACACAAAATATGAATCAGCTCAAAACTCCTTGAATGATGCGAACAAGCAAATCAAATCATACAAGGATATGGATATTGAAGGCATCAAGAATTCAGCTGCTGAATGGGAAAAGAAATATAAAGATGAAACTGCAGAATTGAACAATAAATTGACTCAACAAGAAAGAGACTTTGCTACCAATTCATACTTTGCAGGAATGAACTTTACTTCTGAAAGTGCCAAACGTGGAATCATTTCTCAATTCAAGGAACAAAACTTTGAATTGAAAGACGGCAAATTCATTGGAGCGGATGAATATATCAATGGTTTAAAAGAATCGGATGCAGGAGCATTCGTTGTTGAAAAAACTAAAGATGAACCTTCATTACCAACATTTACAAAAGGTACTGCTTCTAAAGGAGCACCTGGAGGAGAAAACAATGCAAATGCATTCGGTTTCCATTTTGCAGGTGTTAGAGCAATGCCAAAAGAATAACAGATCAGGAGGAAATTAAATATGGCAGCAGTAAACTATGCACATGCATATCAACAAGCGTTAGAACAAGCTTGGCCTTATGCGCTTTATTTCGGAGATTTATTCAATACTCCAAATAACCAAAAATATAGATGGGTCAATGCAAGAACAATTGAAATCCCAACATTAGAAACAACAGGACGTGTAGATTCTAACAGAGATACAATTGCTACTGCATCTAGAAACTACAACAATAAATGGACTCCATTAACTTTACAAAATGAAAGAAAATGGTCTACATTGGTACATCCACAAGATATCGACCAAACAAATATGGTTGCTTCAATTGGTAACATCACTGAAGTATTCAACCAAGAACAAAAATTTCCTGAAATGGATGTATATTGTATTTCAAAAATCTACGCTGAATATCAACAATTAAGCCAAACACCAATTAATGATGATATTACTGTGGATAACATCCTAGAAGTATTCGATAAAATGATGCTTGAAATGGATGAAGACGGTACGCCTCCAACAGGTAGAATCTTATATATTACACCAACTGAAAATGCAAAATTAAAAAGAGCAAAAGAAATTGCTAGAACAGTTATTATTGGTGATGCAGAAAATAAATTAAACAGAACTATTGCTAACTTAGACTTAGTAAAAATCGTACCTGTTCCATCAAAATACATGAAAACTGTTTATGACTTTACACAAGGATTTAAAGCTGGTGCATCAGCAAAACAAATTAGAATGTGCTTAATTCATCCATTAGCAGTCATTACACCTGTTAATTATGAATTTGCTAAATTAGATGAACCATCTGCAATGTCCGAAGGAAAATGGGTCTATTATGAAGAATCTCATGAAGATGTATTTGTTTTAGCAAGAAAAGTAAAAGCTATTCAATTTGCTGTTGAAAAATAAAAAAAGAGGAGGATGATCTATGTCACAAGTAAGAAAAGGAAATAGAATCCTTACAATTGAACCGCACAAAGTTGATGACTACATTGCTCGTGGTTATGATCACATTGACGAAGATTCTGGTGAAGTCATTAAAAAGGGTGACCCAGTTTCTTTAGCGGATTTTAAAAGAGAATATTCATCTTTAAAAGCACAAGTAAAAGAAAAAGATGCAAGAATCGTGGAATTAGAAGCACAAAATGCTGAATTGACAACAAAAGTCGAAGAATTAGAAGCAAATGCTAAAACTCCAGCAAAAGCATCTAAAACTAAGAAAGATACAGCAGAAGAATAGTATGAAGGTTTCTTATGAATATTACGTAGATACATTCAAAGGAAAAATATGTCAGCCTGAATTTGAGGACCTTGTTGAACCTGTAATTGATTTAGTCAAGGGTTACGCTGAACAATTCATTGCACCATGGGCATTAGAGAAAAATATCGATTATTACTGTTTGGAGCTTAAACGAGCAGTATGCTATCAAATCGATTATCTTCAAGCAAATGGTGGTTTGAACGCTCTAAATGGCACAAGCGATTTAGATTTACAAAGTGTATCGAAAGACGGTTTCAATTATAGTTATGGTGATAGGGGCAACAAATTCAATGGTATTCCTTTTTCATCCGTCTCAGCTTATATGATTAAAAGTGAATTGAGAAGAAAAGGCCTTATGTGCAGGGTGGCCAAACGATATGATTAGCTCTCCTCGTATTTTAAGACCTTTTACTGTTACTTTGATTCATAAAGTTGATGAAGATACTTTTATTCCATATGTTCTTGAAAACGTTGGATTTGATGAAAACTATGGCATTACACAATCAAACAAGGGTATTTCTGATGCGGACAGTGTTCTTTTAACGATTGATTTGAGTGACTGTGGTGGGCTGATATTTGTTGATCAACACGGTTACAGGTCAAAAAAGAATACTTTTACGATTGGGAATGAAGATTATTTTGTCTTGGATGTGGTAAAAGAAACGGACTATGATGAATTAAAAAAGACAACCAATGTCTATTCAATCAATAAATATGCCTGTTATCGCCCACCAGGAACGAAAGAAATCCAGTTTATTGAGGTGTATGCTTCTTGAAAATTTTTGTTGATGTTGACTTTTCTCAAGTGAAAAAAGATTTAGAAGGAACTAAGGAAAAAGCCTATCAGACTCTTAAAAATTCTGTAATAAGAGATACTGATCCTTACGTTCCTTTTTCCAATCTACATCATACGCATTTGAGAGAAACGCCTGATATTGGAGATAATGCCAAAGAGAAAAAACAAGTCATTTACGATACTGATTATGCGCAACATGTGTATAAAGGTACAGGGATGAACTTTGACAAGTCACGTCATCCAAAGGCAACGGCCAAATGGTTTGAAAAATCAAAGAAAGCAAACATCAAGAAATGGATCAAAAGTGTAGAGGACGTGTTTAGAAATGGAAAATAAATCAAATAAAAAACTGACATATGAAGAATACAACAGGGTATTGGATTGTATCTATGACTTTTGCAAGAAGTTGGATATTCAAAATGTACAAAAAAATATGTGGAAATTAGATTTCTTTACTTCCAGCAAGGATGACCAAATCATGGTTCAAAGAATATCTAATCGTGCTGAAAAAATAAATGAAAACATTATAGGAGGCTATACTGCTGTATTGCCTTTTTATATTAACTTTCAATCAGGTGCTAAAACAGAAAAGAGTGTCAAGAAAATTACGGATGTTCTAGATGATTTAGCAAACCAATTTGAAATGGAAACAATGAATAAATTTGAAAACATTGTTTTTCCTGAAGATATAGTTCCACAGAAATTAGAAATGATTGCCAATCCTGGTGTTGAAACCTATGACAATGGCATCGCTAATTTTTCAGCACTTTATCAATTAACTTACTACAAGAAAGGAGCTTTTGAATAATGGCACAAACATTAAGAAATACTGTAGTAAACCGTCATGAAAACCTACACTATGTCAAATTCGATGGTGTATCAAAGCCTGTATTGGCTGGTACTGGTTTAACGGATTGGACACAAGCTGTAGATCCTTCAACAGATGACGGACAATATATCAATGAAAAGACTTCTCACTCAAACATGATGGCATACACACCATCGGTTTCATATTCAGGTGAATTGATTCCTGGCAATGAGTTTGTTCGTCATATCTATGAAGTTGGTAAAAAAGAAATTATTGGTTCCATGTTTGATGAATATGAAATTGAAACATGGGCACCTGTTGAAGGTTCAACTGGATGTTTTGCAGCACATCACAGACAATATGAAATTCAACCATCTAATCCTGGTTCTGGTGAAGGTGGAGGAAAAATTGCATTGGAAGGAACTTTTGCTCAAAAAGGTGCTTCAGAACATGGCCAATACAATGTGGCCACTGGTGAATTTACTGCAGGTGAATATGACTACACAACTGGTAAATTTACAGCTGCTTCACCTCAATCAGGTGCGTCATCAACACCAGCAAACAAATAGAAATCAAATAGGAAAGGGATTGTTACTATGCTAGAAATCAAGATTCAAGAGAATTTATTCGATGTAAAAATTAAAGATCGTATTTTCAGTATCGATGCTGACAATATCGATAATCATTTGCTGATTGACAAGTTCATCAAAAAATACAGAGGCAATCGTACAATTGACGATACCTTTATTGAAGACTGTCAAGTCGTCATTGATGAATTGCTAGGAAAAGGATCATACGATTATCTTTTTGATAAAGATGATTTAAAGCCTTACTATGTAATCCTAGCTCTTGCGGAAGAAATTCAAGCCAAGTTTGATGAACACGCTACGACTGAACGCCAAAAAGAAAAGCAAGACAGAATCAAAAATGAGCTTGACAGTTTAAACTCACTTACAAAGGAATTTGGAAACCTTCAAAAGCAAATGGATTACACAAAAAACAAATACGGGTTAAAAGATTATGTTAATTCTAGACAAAAGAGATCTTCAAAAAACAATAAGAATAGAAAATCAAGAAATAGAAATAAGAACTGATTTTAGAACGTGGATTCAATTCTCTTGTATCGTTTCTGACAAGTATATTGATGAAAATTATAAAATCCCTATGCTGTTTGATTTGGTGATTCCAAACTATGAATTATATATGGAAAGTATCGATTCATTGGAATTACTGAAAGGAATTCTTAATTTTTACAAGTGTAATAAACCGGATAAACCTGAGAAGAAACCTAATAAAAAAGTTGGGTTTCTTTTTGATTATGATATGGACCTCATCTTTGCTGCGTTTATGCAACAGTATGGCATAAATCTATTGAGAACCAATATGCATTGGTGGGAATTCAAAGCATTACTTAATGGATTGAATGACGACACCAAGTTCGTTCAGGTCGTTGGATATAGAACTGCGGATCTATCAAAAATCAAGGACAAGAAGGAACGTGCAAGAATGAAAGAACTTCAAGATTACTATGCTATTCAAGAACAGGGAGACCCATTCCAAAGAACTCAGGAAGAAATCGAAGCGGAATTGTTTGAATCGTTAGGAATTCCAAAAGAATAAATTAAAGGCAGGTGGTATGATGGCAGATGGTAAAGTTGTTATTGACTTAGAAATCAACGATAAAAACGTTGATAAGAAACTCAATACAGCTGACAAAAAAGTAGATAAATTTGCTAAAGATGTATCACAAAAAGAAGCTAAACCTGATGTTGATGCTGATACTAAAAAACTGGAAAAGAAACTTGATGAAGCATCAAACGAGGTTGAAAGCTTTTCAAAAGAAGCTACTGACAATGCAAAAGTTGAAGGTAGCGCAAAAATGGACACTTCCAATTTTGAAAAGAGTGCCCAGACAGTAAAATCAGAAGCATCTGCAGTTGAAAAAGCTATAGATGTCGATGGTAAAGTTGATGTTGAAGATAAAGCATCATCTAAATTAGATAGCGTAAAGAAAAAAGCGGATGATTTTTCAAATGAAAATATCAAATTCCCTAAAATAGACCCTCCTGACACCGATGGTTTTGAAGAAGCGCTTCAAGAAATGGAAGACAAAGTCAAATCATTCGGTGCAAAGATTGCAGGATATCTAGCAATAGGAGAAGCAATTAAACAAGGAACTGAAATTGGAAAAGAAGTCTATGAAGACTTTGAAGATTCAGTTGCTCGTGTCAAAGGCGCTCTAGGAGAAACAGATGACCAAGCGAGACAGACTGCACAGGTCATCAAGGATGTTTATGAAGCCGGTCTCGGTGAAAGTATGGATCGAGTTGCTGAAGCGGTCGTTCGTATCAAGCGCAATCTAGGAGATATGGATGATGGAACCCTTAATTCCATCACACAACAAGCAATCATTCTTGAAGATACATTCGATGTAGACATGAATGAAACCTTGCGTGGTGTCAAAGGATTGATGAAAAACTTTGGCTTGACCGCACAAGAAGCAATGGATTATATTGTCGCAGGAACTCAAGAAGGGTTGGATTGGACTGATGAACTAGGAGATAACATTTCAGAGTATTCAGGAAAGTTCTCTCAAGCGGGATATTCAGCAAGTGAATATTTCCAATTATTGAAAAATGGCTCCGATAGTGGAGCGTATAATCTCGATAAGGTAAATGATGCCATCAATGAAGTAACTACTCGTTTAGCTGATGGAACTATTGAGGGTGCTCTAGGTTCATTTTCAAGCGAAACACAAAAGACATTCAAAGCATGGCAGGATGGAAAAGCCACTCAAAAGGATGTTATCGACAGTATCGTAAGTGACATTACTAAATGTGATGATCAACAAAAAGCATTGACAATGTCAGCTACTGCTTTCGGAACGATGGGAGAAGATGCTAACCTTACATTTGCAAAAGCGTTAAATAGTGTTGGTACTACATTTGATGATGTAAAAGGAAAAGGAGAAGCTTTTTCTGATGAAACAACGACTCCAATGCAAGAATTGGAATCAAAAGTTAGAAAGGTCAAAGATCAGCTTCAGCCTTTAGGAGATTTATTCTATGATGTAGCAGGAGTTGCACTTGATAACTTTACACCATTATCAGCTGTTATTCTTACTGTAGCAACAGCACTTGCTACTTACAAAGGAATAGTTCTTCTCACCGAAGGAGTAACTAAGGGATTAGCATTAGCGCAGAAACTATTAAATGGCGAAATGACGTTTAATCCAATCGGCCTAATTGTAGCAGCTATTGCTGCCTTGGTAGCTGGATTCATTTATTTATGGAATACAAGCGATGGTTTCAGGTCGTTCTGGATAAATCTATGGAATTCTATAACATCAACATGCGGGCCTGTGATAGATACAATCGTCTCATTCTTTACTGAATCGATACCAGGTGCAATTGACACGCTTGTAGAGACTTTCAGCAATATCGGTCAAACGATTGTTGAATTTTTTTCTGGGCTTGGAGAATCAATTGCATCATTTTTTACTGAAACGATACCGCAAGCATTTGACAGTTTCATTGAAATATTAACAGGATTTATTAGCTCAGCAATCGAATTTTTCAATCAGTTGCCATACAACATTGGCTATGCGATTGGTTCGATAATTGGTTTTATCGTTAGCTTAGGAATTAAATTCGTTGAATTTGTAACGGTTGATGTTCCAAATTTCGTAACAGGTTTTATTTCTTGGATTGCTCAATTACCTGGCCAAATATGGACATACATAACTGATATCATAGGAAAAGTAGCTGAGTTTGCTTTGAATTTGATTTCCAAAGGATATGAAGCAGGGTCAAACTTTGTATCAAGCATCATCAGCTTTGTTACGGGATTACCTGGGCAAATTTGGAGCGTATTGTCAAATGCTATTGGAAAGGTTGCTGAGTTCGTTGTCAAGATGGGTTCAAAAGGTATTGAAGCAGCCAAATCACTATGGAATGGTATTGTTGATACTCTTGTTGGATTGCCTGGTAAAATGGCAGATATTGGTAAAAATATCGTGGAAGGTATCTGGAACGGTATCAAGAATGCAAAAGACTGGTTGCTTAGCAAGATTGGCGATTTTGCAAATGGTGTTGTAGATGGTATCAAAGGATTCTTTGGCATTCATTCACCTTCAAAAGTCATGAGAGATGCCATTGGTAAATTCTTACCACCAGGTATTGCGGTAGGTTTTGAAGTGGCCATGCCAAAAGCTCAAAAATCTATGAACAAAGAACTTGAAAAAATGACAAGTGATTTGAATGGTATCATAAACTTCAATTTGGATGATATCGAACTGAAAACAAATCTTGATATCGCAAGACAAACAGCATTTGAAAGCAATGTCACAAATGAATTAAAAATTGATTATGATAAGATGGGAAATTCAACTGCTAAAGCAATTAAAAACAGTGGAATGTCTTTCAAAGTAGACAAGCGTGAATTTGCCAGAATTATTTAGAAAGGAGCATTTATGAAAGTATATTATGTCAATTCAAACAATGAGCAAATAGATTTGTTAAGTGCTCCTTATCATATTGAAGAAACTGACTTTTTTAACTTTGAGTGGTCATATGAAACTGAAAATAGAAGGGTCACACGCTTTTATCGTGATGTCGAAACGAAAAAAGTTAGTGTAGATATCTTTAGCCAAAATCAAAAAGACTTCTACAGTGCTCTAAATAGACTTGTTGAGATATTTGATGTAGATAACGTAAGCAATGTCAAAGGAAAACTCTTCTATAATGACTACTATATAGAGTGCAATATCTTTAAAAACCAAAAAGACATGAAGTCATATATCCTTCCATACGCAAAGGTAGATTTAACTCTGGTAACTGATTCAACCAAATGGATCAAGGAAGATACCTATCATTTTTACAGCACAGGTGAAGGCAGAAAAACAGGAACAAAGAAGTATTCCTATAAATACCCTTACGTGTATGGTGCAAGTGAAGGACAGATGACGGTTAGAAATATTGGAGTCGTTGAAAATGATGTTCTGTTAAGAATCTACGGTCCGGCACAAGACCCAGCCATTAAAATAGGAGACAATCTTTATCAAATCAATACGACGCTTGAAGCAAATGAAAGGCTTGAAATCGACACCATGAAAAAGAAAGTTGTAAAAATTACGGCACATGGTGATGAAATAAACGTTTTCAATGACAGGAACAAAGACAACAGATTGTATGTTCCCATCCCACCTGGTACAAATATTGTCGTTTGGAACAACTCTTTTTCATTTGATATCGTTGTCTACGATGCAAGAAGTGAACCGAAATGGGAGAGCGATGAATGATGATGGAGTTCATCTACACGGATCCTAACGGAATTGAACAGGGACCATTGTTAAACTGCAGCCTGGACTTGGAAATTGGAACATATGACAAAGCCAAAAACGACTTTGAAATAACTGTTTCAACGGACAGCTGGGACCGCAAGCTAACATATGACAGCAGGTTCTATTGTGTCGGTACCGAATTTGGTGGGATAGTAAAAAGTATTGAAATAGATACTGAGGCTGAAGAAGTGAAAATAGGTGGTATATGCCCAAGAAAATTGCTAGCAAACGATATCATTCAGCCTAGAAAAAGAACTGATGAATACTATGAATTCAAAGGTGAAGCAAACGAATGCATTCGAGAATATATCAATTCATCAACTGATTTTTTCAATTATATTGAGAATAAATCTAAATCAGTAAGTTTAAAAAAGAAACTGGCTGATTTTTTTGTTGTTTCGCAAGAAGATAGTGAAATAACCATTAATTATCAGGCGCGTTATTACAACACACTACAGGCATTTGAAACAATGCTAGATGATGCAAATGCCAAACTTAAACTTATTTGGAATAAAAACGGGCAGATTGAACTTTCAGTCGAACCGATTATCAATTATTCCGAAAAACTCCAATTCGACAATGATTACAATCTGCAGATTATCGCTAAAAAAGATATCAATCAATGTAATCATTGCATTGGATTAGGCAAAGGCGATTTGCAAGAAAGGCAGGTTGTTCATGTCTTTAAAATCAATGATCAATACTTAGAACTGAGTGAAATTGATGATGACTCTATGATTCCAAGTGAACTGAATACAATGACATATGACTATTCAAATGTTGAAAGCATTCAAGAATTGATAGATGGAACCAAAACAAAATTAAAAGAAGCACAGACTGATAACTCGTTAGAAATCACATTTGATAATTTATCTCCTGAAATTGGTGATATCGTAGGCGCAAAAGAATACATAACAGGTATTTCTATGCAAAAGCCTATTGTTCAAAAGATAGTCAAATGTACGTTTGAAAAAGACTATACAGACTGTGACATTGATTACAAGGTAGGTGATTAGATGGCAAGTTCAAGTGATGCAGTTGAGGCAATTACATTGACAGGAAAAGAAGTATCTGCAAGTATCGATGCATATTTGTTTGATGCTCTATATTCAGTTGATGGTATTTTTACAAAAGGCAATCAAATGGAAGCTTCTATTGTCAGCAATAATAAAATAAGGATTGCTGATGGATTGCTTATCAACCAAGGACATTTTCTTAGAATTAAACCAGGAATGTATTGCGATGTACCAATTGAAAATGGTACTCAAAACATGAAACGTTGCGATTGTATCGTTGCTCAATTTAAAATTGACGAGAGCGGAGAATCACACGATATTGTTGTCATCCAAGGTACACCTGGAGAGCAAGAAACAGTTCCGTCATTAACAAAAGATGATCTTGAAAACGGTGGTGCTTTACGTCAAATTGAATTGTTCAGAGTTCATTTGAATGGAATCAATATTTCAGGTGTCGATAGAATTGCTAGGACAGTCAATTCATTTAGTGATGCAATCTTTTACAAGGGTTAACATATGAGAATTATTGAAATCTATCTGAATGAAAATCAATCACATTCATGTACTAGAAATATCTTCTATGCTGGAAGAAAGTATGATAGCAACAATACAGCTGTCAAATTCACCAACAAAAATCTATTCATTGATGGCTGGAACTTCTACTTGAAAGTAGATATGGACGATGAAGTAACTGAAATACCATTACTTCAAAATCTGTTTATCATTGGAGAAAATCTTACTCAAATAGCAGGGGTATTAACCTGTACATTGATTGGCAGAAACAGTGATAATAATTCTACTAAGACATTTGAACCATTTAGATTGAAAATCGAAGATGTCGAATATGATCAGGATGATAAGGAACAACAACCAATGGATCCAAACATGAAGTTGCTGTATGAACAATTAATTAATTTAAAACAAGAATTACAACAAAAAGAACTTGCGACTCTTCCTGCAGGTGGTAATAAAGACCAAGTATTGCAAAAAGCAAGCAATATCGATTATGACTTTGCATGGAAAGATATGCAGGGAACAGCCACAGAAATGTCTGATGATGAATTAGACAATATGTGGAAAGA